TTTGAAGTAGTAAGAAGTCTGCTATAAGTTTAGCTTCGTGTATGTGTGTGATTGCTGATAGGGTTTTCTCATCTACTATTGGTTGACCTGTTGGTGTAAATCTTTCAGGCTTCCAACCAAAGTCAATAAGATATTCTCCTATTTGTTTACGACTGCCTAGATTAAACTCTTGTAAAGACTGTCGCATGAAGGGGTCTGTGTTGTTAGTTGTTATACATCTATCGTACTCATCATCAGTAAGACCACGCTTAGATAGTTCACCATCTTTCTTTATATAAGGTGTAACTAACTTATCATCAACCCACTTAGGTTTAAATGTGTTATGCACCTCATCTTCTATTGCTTGTTTCTTTTCTCTAAGTTCAGCAAGTAACAGTAAAGCATGTTGAGTATCAAACTTAAATCCGTTGACCTCTTGTTGTTTAATTATCTCTGCAACCTTTTGCTCTAGTTGTATACAACCTTTATCAAACCCTTTACTTTCTTTTCTTAACTCCTTAAAAACTTCTAAGTTAAGTTCAACATCACGGATACAATAGTCCATCATGTCTTGTGAATAATTAAGATAGTCTGAGAAATCTATTTTGTGATAGCCAAGTTTGTATCCCCACTTCTCTAAGCTATGTCCTCCTTCTCTTGCCGGATTAAATAACCTAGATAAAACAAGCGTATCTATTACTGGAATTTTAGAGAGGTCTACATTACTGAACTTGTGTACCATAGGTATATCAAATCCAATAATGTTATGACCTATCAAAGTATCTGCTGTTGTAAGAAACTCGTAACCTGCCTGTAAGTTATCAGGGGAAAATGAAAAAACCTCCTGAGTGTCTACATCTTTAGCAACGATACAATGTATCTTAGTTGCTTTCAGGTCATCTGTTTCTATATCAAATACTAACTGCACTAAAAAGCCTCATCTAAACTACCATCAAATTCTATATCATTATCAGAGAGTTCAGAGAGTCTTCCTGTTTCAGCATCATAGATAACTCTACATGCCATGCCTACATCACCGGTGTATCTTGACTTAAGTATTCTAAGCTTAGTTGTTCTAGCTTCGTCTTCATCATCTGATTGTTGATTTCTTTCTAATGCTATAACACAATCAGATAACTGTCCAATACTATTTGAGCCACGAAGATGAGATAAAGAAACCTCTATACCATTCTCGTGTCCTTTATTACCATCAACTCTACGTAGGTGTGAAACTAAAATGATACCTGCTCCTGTCTCTTCTACCAAACTTCTAAGTCTAGTCATAATAGAATCAATAGCTCGTCTCTCATCTCCTTCATGTACAGCACTAACTAACATGTGTAGATGGTCTACTACAACCCACTTACAATCACATCCTATAATCATAAATCTAAGTTTAGTAAAGATATCATCAATATCATTTGTTCCAAAGTGTGAATGCACCCATACTCTATTCTTGTTATCACCGTCATAAAGTATATCAAACATTTTATCTAGTTCTTCTTTAGAAAATCTATCTCTTATTTGGTCTACATATAACCTAGCGTTAGCTTCAATAGATAAGATACCATCAATGGTACGTCTCCAATCTTCTTCTAAAGCTATAATACCTACGTTATCGTTGGTACTTTTAATAAGATGATGTTCAAGTTCTCTAGTTACACTAGACTTTCCAAGACCTGTACCACCTGTAAGTGTTACAAGTTCTCCTTGTCTAAGTCCGTATAGCTTCTTGTTTAATCCTTCATAAGGATAAGGGACACTCTCTTTTCTTTCTCTGTTATGGAACTTCTCTCGTTGTTCTGAAACATTTATAACACCAGAAGGTGTATAAACTTTTGATGCCCACCAAGCTTCAACAAATTCTTTATGTCTGTTGGAACGGAGCATATCGTTGGGGTCTTTGTAACCATGTGGTAGTGTAAGTATCTTAGCTTTACTAGGTTTAAATAGTCTAGCTACTTTAATAGATGCTTCTTTACCTGCCTTGTCATTATCAAATGCAATGATTACATTTTCAAACTCTTCAAAGAACTCAAGGCTTTCTTTTACATCACGTACTGCACCTTGTGCACCACGCTTTATGGACACTACTGCCCACTTAGAACCCAAGAGTTCATAAGCAGACATAGCATCACATTCCCCTTCTACAATGGTAACATACTTACCACCTTTGAATAACTGTTGACCAAACAAACCTGTATCGTTGTAAGTTCCAGAGACAAAGAAGTCTTTAGTTTTTACGTTACGATATTTGGTAGCTGATAACTCATGCCCATTATAATATGGGTACAAATGCTTAACTACATTTCCTTGTAGGTCATGTACGCATTTAACTCCATACTTAGTAGCAGTTGCTTGAGATATTTTCCTATCTGTAAGAGGTGAAAATTTCCCTTCATCTACCATATCAGGTTTCTTGGTCGGTGTTACTGTTGCTGTTTGCATATCCTTTCCTCCACATGCATTGGTATAACTTGGCATGAACTCACCACAACTGAAACACTTTGCTGAATCATCTTCGTTGATTCCAACAGCATCACTACTGTTACAAAGTGGACAAGGTTGATGTAGTTTATCCCACGTCTTATCCATGTTAGCCCTCATTTATACTATTAGGATTCTTCTGTTGAATCTTCTTCAGCTACTTCTTCTGTATCTCCTTCAGGCTCATCGCCTTCTGGTGTTTCTACTACAGCTTCTTCAGCATTTTGTAGTAGTTGTTCAAGATTATTTTGATGTGTACCTGAAGCAAAGTTAAGTGCTTCAAGAACTACATTAAGAGTTCCAATCTTACTGATAGAGATATCAGCGTTGGCTCTAGCTTGAGCATCTTCAATCATAGTAGTATCGTATACTACCTGTCCATCATCTTTAGTAATAGTAATTATCATTATTAAAATTCCTCGTTATCATCTGAGCTACTCTCAGAGTATTCAATTAAATCAGTAACCTTTACTGCTATTAACTCAGCAAACGTACCGTACTTTCCTGTGTAAGGTTTAATCTTCACAGTAACACCAGAGCCGTTACCAACACTAACATCCGTATCATTACCTTCACCGTCAAGTAATTTAGGAGCAGAGTTAGTTGTCCCATCATGCTTCTCTACTTTTCTAGAGAAAGAGAATGCCGGTTCATCATACTTGGCTTGACCATCTCTGGTTCTAACCCTTGATAAACCAAGACCCTCTAGTCTACTAGCAGTATCTTCATCAGTCAACACCACTATTCCATACTTATGTGGTTCAAACTTAGTGTTTGGTGTGCTGACATTAGCCCACATAGCTTTTCCTTCTACATACTCATACATATTGGTTTCCTCCATAGGTTGTATTAAGTTTAAAGATTATACCACGCCTACTTTTTAGAAGCAAGTCTTTTCTCTCTGCGTCTTGCGTTGTTTCTATCGCGTGTAAATTGTATAGCACCTTGCAAGTCTTCCCATAACTCATCAAGTGCTTGTTGTTTTTGTTCTTTGTTAAGTCTTGTAATGATTTTTATATCAGACTTCTTAGGTATCCAAGTATCCCAATAAGCTTTGTCCATGTCTTTCCATGTCCAAGCTATCTCTTTGTCTAGTGTTGTTGATTTAAAATATAAATTCATAATAACCCTCGTGTTAAAAGAGGCACTTTAAAGTGATACCCAGCACTTGAAGGTCTAGTAGTTTAAAGTCACTTCTTGGGATAACCTTCTCGCACCCAATGGCTGACTGTGTTCAAGGTGCTTTCCTCCAAGAACATGACTACGCTACCTAGCAGTCCGTAAGCCTATCGATACAGTAAGGGTAGCTTTCTCCTTACCAACTCTAGGATTTAGATTACAAGGGAAGGTAATCGGTTTAGTTCTCATCCCATTTCATCTACAACTTCTTCAAGGCGACCTAATCGTTCCAGAGAAGTTTTTACAGTAGCTCGAACACCTTGTAAAACTTAGTCTAGTTTTTGTGGCACGAGACTAGAAACTCGCACGATTAAATCGTATGTCTTTAGGTTCAGGAAGGTTAGTTGAGGGCTACACCTTTGGACATACCTTTGAAAACATGTGGCTATTAAACCACCACTAGCCCTAACTGTCAAGTAATATCTCATCAAAAGATATTAAACTTTCATCTAACAATCTCACATAAAAGTATTGGTCTTTGTCCCACCTTGTCTCGTATGCAATCTTGTTATCATATAATGCTTGATTGTTTTTAGCTACCCACATATCAAACATTCTATATTCATCAGGCGTTAGCCTTCTAAAATTTTCTTTATCTGTTATTATTTTTTTCATTAAATCTTTTCTCACTATCTATCAATAGTAACATCATCCCAACAATACAGAAGGTTGCAAAAGAACCTATAACTATAAAGGCTATTATATCTGGTGCCATCTTATACCTCTATTGCAAATGGTAAACTGCAATCCTTAACATCGTTATCTTTTGTCAAAGACTTGTCAAGATATTTAACTACAGCTTTAGTTAGTTTACTGTTCAATCTTTTAGAGAACTCTACATTTACAATCTCTTGATTTTGTATATCAAAAGCTACACTAAACCTAGTGTCTCTGCTAAAGGGTATCTTACTTATAAAGCTTCCAAAGTCCACAGACCTATCAGGACGAGGGCATGAGTAAACTATAGGCTCTACTACAGGCTCTTCAATAACCTCTGGCTCTGGCTCTTCTACTACAGCTATAGGAGTTTCAACAATCTCAGTTGGTTCAGGCATAGTACCCAAAGCAATCTCACCTGTTAGCACTCCAAAGCCACCTGTTGCTGAGTATTCTTCTTTAACATTTAACAACTCTTGTCCTTGTACTTCTTGTGTGTCTTGTATTCTTTCAAGCCTACTCATTAACATAGTGTCAGTTGTTCCAAGCTCGTCTAACACAAGCAGAGTTTCCCTTATCTGCTCTAAGTTCATATTGGTATCAGCTTCATAGAAACTTAATGCGTTATCAATAGCACTATAGTTATCAAACAAAGCATCTATCTTATTAGCTACTGTTGATTGTTCTTGTTTAAGTTTGTACATTTGTCTACTAAGATTTTTCATTTCGTTGTCGTTACTAATTACTGTGTAACAAGACAAAGCAAATGTCCCTACCACTAACATACCTATCATTATAGTTTGTTTATTCATAAGTTACCTTCTCCTTTTTTCTTTTGTCGTTATATTTTATAACTCGTCTACCACTTTTGTAGCCTGTTATTTCTCTATACCATTTACCGTTCTCATAACTAACCTCTATAAAGTTTATATCTTTATCAAGTTGTTCTTCTTCTAGTTTTATTTTCTGTAGTTCTACTACATCATTATATTGTGTCATACTATTATTATACTTTTTTAAAATTTTAAAAAGAATATATAAATAAATTAAAAATAATTTTTATATATATGTTTTAAACTTTAAAAGTATTTTACTCCTATTTTGTTAGCTGTCAAGCATTATTTGTTATTTATTTCTAAGCCTTTCTAAGAGCTTGTTAGTCACGGGTAGTACCTATGTTAGGGTAGACTAGCATACTGCTCACCATACGCGTTAGGTGTTCTCCTATCCTATGTATTATATCTACTTCTGATACATTCATTGGTTTGTCCCAACTACTTATGTCAATATATAATAAGTCGACAAATGTCTTGTATTTATTAGCCGATAATTTATTTACTATATGTTCTCTTGCACATATCTCATCAAGTCTTTTGTATAATGTTTTGTTATTCATCAGTTCAATCACTCCACTAAAATCCAATCTTCTGTAAATATACTTTCTCGTACTGACCACTTCCAATCAGTCTCGCCTTGTTCTCCTTCATATTGTTCTGAACTTCC